GTTGAAGAACGCGTTTTTGACCGCCTCGAAATCGGTGCCACCCGGATCCCACACCATCGTGAACTCGATGCTGCCTTCCTTGAGCGTGCCGGTCTTGCTGCGCCAGCCGTTGCCGCCGCGTGTGGTCGTGTCGGCTTCGGCTTTTTGCAGGTTCAGCTTCACATCCTTGACGTTGGTGAACTCATCCCACGACGGGGAACCCCAGGTCGCGGTGTTACGGTATAGCTTGGCGTCCAAGCCCAATACGTAAGCCATGATTTTACTCCTTCTGTCCCCTCGCGGGGCGGTTGGTTGGTTGGTTATGGGAGGGACTCACTTGATCTTGTCCCTCCAGATTTCGGCGAGGCGAGGCAGCGACGCGTTGAGCGCGGGCGCCATGTACGGACGGGGCCGCAAGTTGACGTCCTTCCAGATGCGTCGGCCCTCTCGCTGGCTGTAAATCGGAACGGTGGCAGGGCCGCCGTATTCGAGCGTGGCCGGCGCGGTGCCCATGTTTTGGCCGGTCAACAAAACTGGTCCGATGAGCGTGGTCAGTGACGCGGAGTCCCACGCGTACAAAATGAACTTGCGCAGCAGGCCGGTCTGCGAGTACGGCGGGTTGCCAGCGGATGCGTGCTTGATGAGGAAATCACGGTCGTCCTTGGCGTTGGTTTCTTTGCCCGACAAAATCTTCTTTCGGACCCTCTCGCTTGGAGGCGGACGAATCAATCGACGTGCCGCCTTCATCACAAAGTTGCCTTGCTGCGCCGTGACCTTGGCGCGAGCGGCGCCGATCTCGTCGATGATTTTCTTGCGGTCGAAGAAATTGGACTTGGCCGGCTCCAGCGTGAACCGCATCGGAGCCGTCAACTGGGTGTTTTGCGGGGTCAAGTTCATCCCGAAAAATCCCCCTTGCAAAACCCAACGGGATGGGTTACGTTTCGGCCATGGGTTACAAACTTGAAAGACGAACGCGCGCCGAGGCGGACGCCTTTTGCGCGGAGTTGTCGGAAATCATCGGGGACATCCCCCACGAGGTTCTCGGGTCGATGCGCCGCGGGCGCGCCACGATTGGTGACCTCGACATCATGGTGGTGACCGATGATGGCCAAGACCCGGTGGTGTTGCTGGAGATACTGTATCGACTTCAGCGGCACTACGATTGCCGTGTGCGCATCTGCGGCGGCAAATGGTTGTCGGTCGCCGTGGGCGGGTTGTTCCTGTGCGAGTTCAAGCATGCCAGCGAACTCGACCAGGGCGCGTGCCGGTTGATGATGACCGGCAGCGGCGACTTCAATGTGGGTATGCGCGGGTTCGCCAAACGGATGGGCTACAAGTTGAGCCAGTACGGGCTGTTTATCCGTGACACCGAAACGATCGTGGCGAGCCGTACCGAGCGTGACATCTTCGCCGCGCTGGGCGTCGAGTACGTGACACCGCGGGAGCGCGATGCGTTCCGTCCCGTCGCCGATCCGTTCGGCGGGTACGAGTTGCCCGAGGTTTTCAAAACATGGGAATTGGAGTTTGCATGACAAACAAGGAAATTGCTCGACTGTTCGCAGCCATCGGTGGACGGTCCAAATCACCGCGCAAAGCAGCAGCAGCGCGACGGAATGGGCGCAAAGGCGGGCGACCGAAGAAAGTGAAGCGTGAAGATTCATCGGTTATTCCGTGTTCACAAAGTCAACCGTGACGATGGACGTGAATTGCCGCTTCTCATGGAGGTCTTGGCCGCTGTAGACCGGCTCGTTCTGGTCGTTCTGCCAGCCGTAGCCGGGCGTCGCGGCCAGCGGTCGGAACCGCAGGAAATCCCGTATCTCCTGCACTAGGTCCATTAACGGATCGACGGTGGCGACCGACAGATTGGCGACCTTGCTCAGCACGGCGATTTGCACCTTGACCCACTGGCGCGTGGCGTTTCGGCTGCGGACCTGACGGGACGTCGAGAACGGCACCACGTACACCTTGATGCCGCTCAGTGTCTGGAGGTCGATTTCCGCCAGGTACTTCCGCTCGGCGGTGAACGACTGCGAAAAGATGCCCGCGCTGCCGTTGAGTTCGTCAACGACCGCATCGGTGACACGGATGATGTCGGCTGATCCCGCGGAACTCATCAGGTCGCCTCCACCAGTTTGGTGTGGACCCGCAGGATCGTCCGCTCATGGTCCACATAGTTGAAATGGGAATACTTGAAGTTCATCTCGATCGGATTCGGCGAGACGAGAAATGTCCGACCGTCCGAGTCGGCAAGGGTGATGGTGTCCTCGATCTGGGGCAGCACGACCTCGCCGTCGAGAACGAGGTCGGCTGCTTCCAGAATGAAATCCCAGTGCTCATAGCCTTCGATGAGACCCGGGTTGACTGTTGAACGGGCCGTGACATGCGACAGGACCGCCGTGAGTTCAGCGGGCGAGGAAACCCCCGCCCGCTGATACACGATTGGCGTCGGCTGCACTCCTGAGAGTGCGGCGAACAACGCGCCGGCCATGTCAGCAGCAAAGCCCATGGGGAGACTAGCTCGACGTTTCGATGGCCTCGGTCGAGACGATGCCGTCCGTCACCACGATCGGCACGCCGAACGCGTCCTGCGGGAACGGGGCGGGCGCGCCGGTGACGTTGGTGGCCGTGCGGCTGTTCTGCAACTGCCTCAGCGAGCGGCGGTTCATGCAGATCATCGACGGGCCGTAGCCGCTCGGGAACTTCTCCATCGCTTCGGCGATGAGGTCGTCGGTCAATCCCTTGCCGGAGTCCTCGGTCAAGTTGCAGATGCGAACGGCGCTGTACGACGCGCCGATCTGCAATCCCAGGTACCCGAGGATCGACGTGAACAGGCCGGTGAACCGTCCACCGTTGCTGACGTCCTCGATGGCCTGTTCCACGGTCTCGCCGACCGAGATCAAGCCGTCGTTGCCGAGGATCATCTGCACGTCCGTCGGGCCGGTGCGGATCAACCACGCGCTCGACGCGGTGGAACCCGTGGTGCCTTGGGCGTCCACGACCTGCGTGTCGGTGGTCTGGTTGTAGTACGCGTTGTCGCGGAGGCCGGTGAAACCGGACGTCGAGCCGGGAGACTGGGCGCCGTAGAACACCTGCTTCTCGGCGAGGAACAGGGCAGCGGCCAACATGCGACGGGCTTCCATCGCGACGTAAGCGGCGGCGCCTCCGCGGTAGCCTGCGGCCAGCGCCTTGTCCACGGTGAACGAGGCATCCAACAGCTTGCAGGTGACCGTGACGGTTTCGTCAACGGACTTCGTGTTGAGGCGACCGGTGTTGAGGTCGCGGAAACCGACGGACGGCTCGGTGATGTAGCGCAGGTACTTGTGCTGCGTTCCTTCGAGAGCGGTGTCGGCGGACAAACGGGTGATGACGGGCGCGGCCTGTCGGATCGCGTTTACTTCGTCGGGGGCGAGGTTGCGGTCGTTAACCCGCAACAGCTCGGTCAATCCCAGGAATGAATCGGGCATGGTGTGTTACTCCTCTTGGTTGGTTGGTTATTTGCGAACGCGGATGGCGCCGGCGAATCCTTGGGGCTTCGGGGCGGTGTCCGGTTGCGGGTTGTTGGAGACCGGGGCAACGCTGCCCATTTTCGCGGCTTCCAATTTGTTCTTGAGGTCGGTGACTTCGGCCTTCAACTGGGTGTTCTGGTCGATCAGTCCCTGCTCAAAAGATTTGCCGTTGTTGAAAAACTCCACGCCGGCCACGGCGCCAAACTGGTCCGTGTAGCGTTTGAGTTCCGCTTTCATCGCCGCGACCGGGTCGATGGCGAGTTGCGCGGGTTGCGGTTCCTGCGGGGCGACTGCGGGTTCCGTAGCCGCGGGCTTGACTTCGGTGGCATCCATTTGGATTTCCTCTTGTGTTGGTTGGTTGGTTTCGGCCTGTGGGGCCGGTACTTCTTCCACCTGCGCGACTACGGGGTCGCCGGCTTTGGCGGAAAACTTGGTGGACGTTTGGTGGTCGTACCCGTAGGGACAGACCGCGATGCCGCGGAGCAGCCAATTTTTGATGACTGTCAGCGGTCCCATGAATGTGCGTTTGTTGATCTCCATTTCCTCTCCGTCGGTGACTTCGCGGACCGTCATCGGCCCTGCGAAATTGATGGACGCCTCGTAGGGGATGCCGGCCTTGGCCTTGGTGTGGATCTGGTCTGCGAGGTCGCCCGGTGCGGTCGAGACCAGATACCCCTCGACAACCAGGTCGCCGTTGGACGTGTCGAATCTGTCGGCGTACCCGATCAGTTCGTCGTCGTTGTGGATGTGATCGATCGGAATGCGTTCCTTGTGCTGGAACGTGGACATATCGTGGACCACGCGCCCCCAGTAGTGATGCTCGAGGGGTTCGCCACTGCGGCCCACCATGCGGAACTTGAACTTGCGCACCTCGCCGTCGCTGGTGACATCGACAAACTCCATCGAACTGCCGGAGGCGAGACAGGCGTTGCGGGGGATTTCGCGGGTGAGATTATTCGTCGGCATTGTCGGGGTCCTCCTTGGAATCGTCGGTGTCGACGGTCTGCTCGGACTTGACGACATCGGGGTTCCATGACCTCGCGGAAATCGCGGCCGGTGCGGCGTTTGATGACATCGGCGCGGGTGGTCAGACCGTAGTTGACCGCTTCCACGTCCGCCTTGATTTCCTTGAGCGGATCGATCCACGGCTGGCCCATCGGCATCCATTCCCACGCGAGTTCTCGGGGGCTGGCGTCGAGCACGCCGTCGCGGATGAACATGTTGAGACGCCACCGGGTCAGGTCATCCAGCAGGGCGCGGACATCGGCGCGTTTGATGGCGGCGGATTGCTCGTACTGAATCCACGCCTGACGCGCGCCGCTGTAGTTGGTGTGGGACTCGTCGAAAAATGAGTACGGAATGTCGAGCGATTTGAGCGCGATGGCGGTTGAGTTCTCGATGAACGCCTGCGTCTCACTGGACGGGGTGCCCGATTCGAGGAACTCCGCCTTGTCTCCTGGGTCGAGGTCGAGCAGGACCGGACCCTTGTCGAATGACACCTCGTAGGGCGCCGTCTCGCCGTTGCTGCCGTCGTCGGTGCCGGTCACCGTGCCGAGTGCCTCGGACGCCTCGCGGTAGAACACCAGCCCGAACATCTGCGCGACTTTGAGTTTCGCCAATGCGTAATCGCGGGCCTCGTACAGGTCTCGGAACGTGTTGAGTGCCGCGGCCAACGGGCTGACGCCGCGGATTTGATCGAACCGCTCGAAACAGCCGTGGTGTCGGATGAACTGTGCCGGGATGATCGACTCGAACAGGTAGGCGTTTCCATCGCGGGAGGTGATGCAGTAATCGGTTGCACGTCCGCCGTCCTGGAGCTTGATGCCGTAGTACCAACCGTTTTCTTTGGTCAGGGACTTGACCATATCGGCCATTCCCTGCGGAAATCCGAGGTTCTCGGAGTTCACCCGGTCACCCTCGATCCCCTGCAACAGCCCGAGGTCGAGTTTGTGGACGAACACGTCCCCGTCCACCACCCTGCGGGCCTCGGCAATGCGGATGATGCGTTGGAGCGGGTGTTTGCCGGCCGCGTCGCAGTTGGCCGGGCGCTGCCACCAGTCCATGAGTTCCTCGATGCGCGTGTCGAGCGCATCGTTGCCGGTGCGGGACTGGAACGAGAACGTGGACACGTAGTCGAGGTGCTTTCGGACGGCCCATGACGCGACGGCGAAGTTGCGAAGCAAATCACGGGTGGTGGAAACCAGTGCCCGCCGCTTGCT